TCTTCCAGTAGCTTCTGGTGGTAGTGGTGCAGCGACTTTGACGGGTGTTTTAAAAGGTAATGGCACATCAGCGTTTACTGCGGCTACTGCGGGTACAGACTTTGTGGCTCCGGGCGGTGCGCTAGGTACACCAAGCTCTGGCACCTTAACCAATACTACTGGATTGCCTTTAACTACTGGTGTAACGGGTACGTTGCCAATTGCTAATGGCGGCACGAATGGTACATCCGCCCCTACAGCGGGTGCTGTGCCTTACGGAACGGGCACTGCATATGCGTTTACTTCTGCAGGTACTGCGGGTCAAGTGTTAACAAGTAATGGTGCAAGTGCTCCTACATGGGCAGCGGCAAGTGGCGGCATCACAACAGGTAAATCCATCGCAATGGCGATGATCTTTGGATTCTAAGGAGTAATCATGGCTAACCCCAATATTGTTGCAGTCACTTCCATTTATGGTAAGACTACATATCTCACCCCATCAGTTACTACTGCTGTGGTTCTGTTACCTAACGCTGCTGCGTCTGGCAAGGTCTTAAAGATCAACCAGATTGTTGCCGCCAATGTTAACGGTTCCGCTGCTGTAGATACTACGGTGTCTCTCTATTCAAACGGCGCGGTTGCTCAAGGCTCTGCTCCTGCTGGTGGTACAGCGTATCCAATCGTAAGCACGATCTCTGTTCCTGCTGATGCTTCGTTAATCGTTACGGATAAAACCACTGCGATCTACCTAGAAGAAGGCAACAGCATTTCTGTGACGTCTGGTACAGCTAGTGGGATCACCTACTCAATAAGCTACGAAGAAATTACGTCTTAATAAGGGGTTGCTATGGCAATTCATGGTTATCCCGGTCAGATAATAAGTGGCACTGCGCCTACGGCACTGAGTTCGGCTATCTGGACGCTTACTAGTCTTAATAAAGGCTTCTCTACCGTTGCGCAGATGTTTACTATAACGTCTACGTGGGTATGTCCTGTTGGTGTGACGTCTGTTGACTATTTAGTTGTTGCTGGTGGTGGAGGCGCTGCAACCGGCGGAGGTGGCGCAGGCGGTTTTAGAACAGGTACAGTAGCTGTTACGCCCGGAACATCTTACACAATTACTGTTGGCGCTGGCGGCGCAGGTTCAGGCAATGTTAATAGCCCAAATGCTATTGGTGGTAATAACGGTAGTTCTTCTACTTTTAGTTCTATTACGTCTGCTGGTGGTGGCGGTGGAGGTTCATATTCAGCCCCTGCTCCGGGTACGCCGGGGGCTAATGGTGGTTCTGGCGGCGGTGGCGGTGGAAGAGATGGCGGCGCTGCAAACGCTGGTGGTGTTGGTAATGCCCCATCAGTTTCACCAGCACAAGGTAATAACGGTGGAAACGGGCAAAATTCAAATAGTGACCCTTATTATACTGGCGGTGGTGGTGGAGCTAGTGCGCCGGGTCAACATGCTCAAACAACGGCTGGTTACTCTGGTAACGGTGGCGCAGGAGCAGCTTCTACTCTTTCAGGTTCTGGCGTTTATTACGCTGGCGGTGGTGGCGGTGGAATATTTAACCGTACCAGCATAAGCGCGTATCCCGGTCTTGGTGGCGTTGGTGGAGGCGGTAATGGCGGTATTGCAACGGCAGGCCCCACAGTTAACCCCGGCGGCGCTGGTTTAGCCGGTACAGGAGGTGGTGGCGGTGGGTTGGCTCATTACGCTTCTGCTCCAAACGACCAAGGTTTTGGTGGTAATGGTGGTTCAGGCATAGTCATTCTTAGATACCAAATTCCTAACCGCGTTACCGTGGTGTCGTTTACCAGTACCACTACTTACACAATGCCGAGTAATGTTTCGTTGGTTGACTACCTTGTAGTTGCTGGTGGGGGTGGAGGCGGTTCGCGTCATGGCGGCGGCGCTGGAGCTGGAGGTTTTTTAACTGGTACAGGACTAGCTGTTACTGGCGGTACTTCTTACACAATTACTGTAGGCGCTGGTGGTGCTGGAAATACTGATGCTGGCACTGGAACTGTTGGCGCGGTTGGTGCAAATTCTGTTTTTTCGTCTGTAACAGCAACAGGCGGTGGTGGTGGTGGGGGCAACTCTTTTGATGCAGCCCAAAATGGCGGGTCTGGAGGCGGCGGAGGTATTGGCAGCGCTGGTGGCACTGGAACGGCGGGTCAAGGTAATAATGGCGGGACTGCCGCATCTCCCTTTGACAAAAATTATTGGGGCGCTGGTGGCGGAGGCGCAGGACAAGTAGGACAAAATGCAACGCTAGGTAAAGCTGGAGGAGATGGGCTACCTTCTTCAATCACCGGAGTAGCAGTTACGTACGCGTGTGGCGGCGGTGGCGGTGCTTATCAACCTCAAGGCGCTGGTGGAGAGGGCGGTTTCGGGGGTTCTCGCGGCGTTAACGGCGGTAAAGGTGCTGGAACTACAGCAGGAAGCACTGGCGCAACAAATACGGGTACGGGCGGTGGCGGGGCAGGAAATCTGGCTGGCCCTACTGGATTTGGATACAACGGCGGTTCAGGCATCGTTATTCTAAGACTATATTCATAAGGTGAACGATGAGTAATTATTCCGGTCGGATTATCACCAAGACTCCGGTAACAATATCTACCACGCAAGCGTCAGGTGTGTGGACGCTGCAACAGGCGCTGCAAGCTATTAAATCAGGCGTGTGGCCCGGTATCGGCTCAACTGTTGTACAGAGCTTTACTGCTTCTGGCTACTGGACTGCCCCTGCTGGTGTTACGCAGGTGGATTATCTGGTAGTTGGTGGCGGCGGTGGCGGTGGCGACGGCGGTGGTGGTGGCGGTGGTGGTGGCGGTTTTCTTACTGGTACAGGAACTGTTGTGCCGGGTACTACGTATGCTGTAAATGTTGGTGCTGGCGGCGCAACTAAAACAACTGGTGGTACTGGAAGCAATGGTAGCAGTTCAGCATTTTCATCTATAACTTCTCTTGGTGGTGGTGCTGGCGGCGGTAGCGATGGTGGTACAAGTGCTACTGTTGGTGGTTCCGGTGGTGGCGGTTCGTTCAATCAAGCTGGTGCTGCAGGAACATCTGGGCAAGGTAACGCAGGGGGCACAGGTGCTGGTGGGCCTGCAGCTGGCGGTGGCGGTGGTGCGGGTGCTGGAGGTGGCAATAGTGGCGGTGGAACTACTGGTGGCAACGGAGGTGCAGGACAAGCTTCTAGCATTTCTGGAAGTTCAGTAACCTACGCTGGCGGTGGTGGGGGATACCTTACTAGCTCTGGCGGCGCTGGCGGTGGCGGTGGATTTGGAGTTGGAGGAACTGCAAATACTGGTGGCGGCGCTGGCGGTTTTGCAGGAGGAGCGGCAATTGCTGGCGGCAGCGGCATAGTCATCATCAGATACGTAGCCCCTGTTGTTAGCGTTGTTACTTTTAACTCTACACAGTCATATACGATACCTGCTGGTGTTGTTAGCGTAGATTACCTTGTTATTGCTGGTGGAGGCGGTGGTTCTGGTGGAGGCGGTGGTGCGGGTGGTTTTCTTTCTGGCACAGCATTCGCCGTAACTGCTGGAAACTCATCAACTATTACTGTTGGTGCAGGAGGAGCTGCAAATACACAAACAAGCGCAAGCGCATCTTCGGGTTCAAACTCTTCGTTTTACACATTGACAGCAACCGGAGGCGGTGGCGGTGCTGGAGGGCAGAGTTTGGTAGTTGCCGGACTTACTGGCGGCTCAGGTGGTGGGGGCAGTATGGGTTCTAACGCAACAGGAACCGCACTTGGTGGCTCTCCAACTCCGGGTCAAGGAAGCCCCGGAGGTTCAGCAACTTCAATTAGCAATCCGGGGTGGTGCGCTGCTGGTGGTGGGGGCGCAGGTGGAGCAGGAGGAGATGCAGGTAATTGGAATACAGGTAATGTAGCTCCTTTCGGCCCTCTTGGTGGCCCCGGTTTATCTTCAGCAATTACTGGTCAATCTGTGATGTATGCTGCCGGCGCCCAAGCGTATTATTCAAATACAGTAATTGCAGATGCAACGGCTAATACAGGTAATGGCGGTGGCGGTGCAAGAAGTCAAAATTCAGCAAGTGCTGGATGGGTTGGAGGTTCGGGTGTAGTTATTCTTAAACTAAATTACAGCTAATTTATGGAAAATAAAATTTATCAACTCTACGGTATCGACACAGCTATGCACTTACTGCGCCCCGGCGCTAAGTGGGAGATCAGCAACACCACGTTTACACGATGGGAAGACCCACGCCCGTGTCCAAGCATGGAAGAAGTGCTAGAGACGATGGAAAAGATAAAAGCTTTTGAGGACAGCATCAACACAATCTGGACTGAAGAACAAAAAGAACAAATGCGTGGTCAACAGAAAATATACGATCAGGCGGTTGCGTGAACATAAACAACTTATTCCCCACAGCGGTAGGTTTTTCTAAATTAGACCGTGATCTAACTGAACAAGAATTGCTGTTTATTAGAGAACAAACGCGCCACGCTAACGAAGGCAATACCACTAGCGATAATAGAACGATTTTGCAGTCTGTTGAGATGACAGAAATTCGTGAGTTTATTGAAACCGCGATGCTGGAGTATTTCAAATCCGTGTATGCGCCTAAGTTTGATGTAACGCCATACATTACGCAGTCGTGGGCTAATTATACGGATAAGGGTCAGTACCACCATAGGCATGCGCATCCAAACAGCATTATCTCTGGTGTGTTTTACCCACAGGCAAATATAGAGACAGACAGAATTTATTTTTACAAAGATGGTTATCAGCAGATTAAATTGCCATCTGAAAACTGGAACCATTGGAATAGTGAGAGCTGGTGGTTTGAAACTGGCGCTGGCGATCTAATTATTTTTCCGTCGAACCTGACGCACATGGTTCAAACCAAGCAAGGCGATGGCACACGTATTAGCATTTCGTTTAACACCTTTTTAAAAGGTTACATAGGTTCAGACGAGAGTCTGACAGGTTTACATTTAGGAGAAAAGTAATGGCGCACTTTGCTGAATTAGATAGCAACAATGTTGTACTGCGTGTAATCGTAGTAGACAACAAAGATACTGCTGACGCTTATGGCGTTGAGAAAGAACATATCGGTGCAGCGTTCTGCGAGCGCGTACTCGGCGGCACATGGAAACAAACCAGCTACAACGGCAATATGCGCGGCAGATACGCTGGCATTGGCTATACATACGACGCTCAACTAGATGAGTTTGTCGCTCCTGTAGCTGAAGTAGTGGCAATCACTAGCGCCGATCTTAATGCAATCACTAGCGCCGATCTGAGTTTTTTAACTTCGCAAAGTCTGTAAGCGTTAGGGTAATATGAACGCTCCCTTTCGCGTAACGGTAGCTTCTCTGGCGCTGTCTGCGGCTGCGCTAGTGGGTTTGGTTGCGCACGAAGGGTACACTGATAAAGCGATAATCCCTATACCCGGCGATGTTCCTACGGTAGGTTTTGGTACGACTGAGGGGGTAAAAATGGGAGACTCGACGACACCCGTCAAAGCTCTTGCGCGCGCCTATTCGGACATTACTAAGTTTGAAGGCGCTGTAAAGAAGTGCGTTACAGTCCCCCTGTATCAATATGAGTATGACGCGTACATCTCCCTAGCATATAATATCGGTACTGGCAATTTTTGTTCTTCTACCCTTGTAAAAAAGCTTAACGCCCAAGACTATGAAGGGGCTTGCCGAGAAGTCCCACGGTGGGACCGAGCTAAAGGGCGCGTAGTTAAAGGGTTAACCCAACGGCGCGAAATGGAGTACAAAAAATGTATAGGACAATAGCAGAAGGAACAGCAGTTTTAGTACTGTTTGCGATTTTATTTGCTGTGGGTTGGACGGCTCAAGGGTGGCGCATGGACGCGGAAATCGCTACTATAAAAGCAGAACAAAGTAAAGCTGCAGCCGAGGCTGTAGCGGCTACGCGTTTCAAAGAACAAGTGGCTAATAACGCCGCCAACAAGATAAGGAAACAGAAAGATGAAGAAGTCGCTGTTATTCGCGCTAAGCTTGACGCTGCTCTTATCCAGTTGCGCGACCGCCCACAAAGAGCCGGCGCTAGGGCCATGCCCAGTACCCCCAGTTGTAACTCCAGCCCCCAAGGCGCTGACGGAACCCAGCTTTACCGAGAGGATGCAGAATTTCTTACAAGGGAAGCTGCCAGAGCAGATGAAATCCGCGCCGCACTCAAGCAGTGTGAAGAAATAAGCGCTGGGAAATGATATGCCTTTAAAGTCGTTACAGTTTCGCGCCGGAGTAAACCGAGAAGGAACCACTCTAGCTAATGAGGGCGGCTGGTATGAGTGCGACAAAATCAGATTTCGTTCTGGATACCCTCAGAAGATCGGCGGCTGGAAGCCCCTTTCTAATAATACCTTTCTGGGTATAGCCCGTGCTCTTTGGAACTGGGTAACGCTGCAGGGGTATAACCTACTAGGTGTCGGTACAAATATAAAGTACTACATTGAAAGCGGAGAAGTCTATAACGACATAACCCCCTTACGCTACACTTCTACGGTAGGGTCTGTTACGTTTGCGGCCACTAACGGCTCTTCAGTTGTTAGAGTAACTGATGTTAATCACGGAGCTATCTCAGGGGACTACGTAACTTTTAGCGGAGCAGTATCTCTTGGGGGTAACGTAACAGCTACAGTTTTAAACGCTGAGTACGTCATAGCGTACATTAACTCCGACGCATACAACATAACAGTACCAGTGACAGCCAACGCTTCTGACGTAGGTAATGGCGGTTCAAACGCGTTCGGTAAATACCAGCTCAATATAGGCTTGGCAACTTACGGCACTCAAGCGGGGTGGGGTGCAGGCTATTGGGGTGGGACAGCTACTAACGGAACTATAGACTTTCTTAACGGAACGATTAACTCTTCTGTTACTACCATAGTCGTGGTCAGTACTACAGGTTTCGGAGCCACAGGAACCATCCTCATAGACTCTGAGCTAATTACATATTCCGGCAAAACAAGTACAAACTTCACAGGATGCGTTCGAGGAGTTTCAGGCACCACCGCAGCAGCGCATACAACAGGCGCTACCGTTTACGACGCGCTTACATTTAATGGTTGGGGGCAAGCAGCTTCTAGCGCTGTAGGAACACAACTCCGCCTTTGGTCACAAGCTAGCTACGGTGAATATTTAATCATAAACCCTCGCAGTGGCGCTTTATATTTGTGGGTGCCTGAGTACTCGGCTAGTAATGTTTTAACTGTGAACCGTGCGGTAGAGCTTTCGATTGCTAGCGCGGGTATATACCAGACGGATATAGACTGCCCAGCAGTGGCGCTTCAAGTTATGGTGTCTGATGGTTCACGCTTTGTTATTGCGTTCGGAACTAACGGGCTATCAACTGATCCCGATCCATATTCACTGAACCCTTTGCTAGTGCGTTGGTCCGATCAAGAGGACTACGCTAAATGGACTCCCGCTATTACAAACCAAGCCGGCGGTTTCCAGTTAAGCAGTGGCTCTACAATCGTGTCCGCAATCCAAACGCGTCAAGAAATTCTTGTTTTAACAGACTCTGCGCTATATTCTATGCAGTATCTGGGGCCTCCGTTTGTTTGGGGCTTTAACATCCTATCTAATAACATCTCCATCATAGGGCCTAACGCTATTACGGTGGCTAGTAACATTACGTATTGGATGGGCGCAGATAAGTTCTATGTCTATACCGGTCGCGTTGACACGCTACCTTGTTCCCTGCGCCAATATGTATTCGGAGACATAAATAAAGAACAAGCCTACCAGATATTTGCTGGTCAAAACGAAGCGTACAGCGAAGTTTGGTGGTATTACTGTTCCGCAAATTCTACTGTGGTGGACCGCTACGTCATATACAACTACTTAGATAAGATTTGGTACTATGGCAACCTAAGTCGTTCAGCGTGGTTAGATAGCCCGTTGCGCGAATTTCCTATGGCCGCTACGTATAATAATTCGATTGTGTATCACGAAGACGGAACAGACGACGAAGAGTTAACCGGAGAAGTATTTCCAATCACATCGTACATTCAATCGTCAGATTTTGACCTTGAAGACGGGCACAACTACGGTTTTGTGTGGCGCGTAATTCCAGATATTACGTTTAATGGCTCGACTACCCCCGCACCACTTAAGCCTGAAGTAACCTTCAGTGTGCGCCCACGATACAACCCCGGCGCTCCTTATGGTACGGCAGATACCCCCACAGTAACCTCTACACAGTCTTACGCTACAGAGCGCAATTACCTTGTTCAAGAGTTTACTGAGATTGTATACACACGCGTTCGTGGTCGTCAGATGGCTTTCAAAGTAAGCTCCAACCAGTTGG